TGGAGTGTGAATTCAAATGACAAACGATTGGCGGTACACTGATGATCGGATGCAACTCCGACAAGAGACTTTTTTAAAACTTAAGAATCATTTCAATCTAAGGGAAGTTCAACTTTTGTATGAGTTCTGTCATCTCTGGATTAGTCAAGGAAACAACACTACAGAAAATGTTGAAGTAGAATTTGAAAACTTTGTAAAACTCAATGGACAATAAAATGATTGATGTAAAATTGCTTCGTATTGTTACTGGTGAAGAAGTCATCGCAGAACTAGTGTCTGAAGATGAAAACACCATTACTGTAAAGAATGGTTTGGTTGTTCTCCCTAGCGGTAACTCTTATGGGTTTGCTCCATGGGCAACCGTAATTGATTCTGATAATCCTGAGATTACGATGGTTCGTAATCATATTGTATACATTGCCGAAGTTGCTTCTTCTGTCAAGAAGAAGTATAATGATCTTTATGGAAGTAAATTGATTACTCCAGATGAGAAAAAGATTATTGTATGATAGCAAAACTACAAAATCCCAAAAGTGAACTTTATTACCATTTGAAAGAGTTTATACAATCAACTCATTTCCCTTGGTCATATTGTGGCAAATCCACTCCCATGGATAGCGAAACAGGTGATTATCAAGATTTTCCTTTTTATAGTCATCGTTTTATAAATCGCCCAAGATGGGGATCTCTAAGTGCCAGGTATTTGTATCCAGAAGTTTGCTCTGATCTTACTGAAAGATTTTATCCTCTCCTAGAGGAAATATTTTATATCAATAAGATCAGAGTTGGATGTATATACAGATTTAATGCAAACTGTCAACATCCCCTTGATGATGATAGACCTTCAATACCACATTATGATCATCCTTTTCCTCATAAAAATATGCTGATCTATTTGACACCAGCAGGAGGAGAAACTTTAGTTATGGATGATCAAAGGAACATAGTAGACGTGCATAATCCAAAAGAAGATGATATAATTATCTTTGAAGGATTGCATTGTTATAGAGCTCCTGAAAAGGAGCGGAGAATAGTTCTTGTTGTTACCTACATCTGATTATGAAAAAGAACAAAGCGCATCAAATGAAATCATCCCATTATTATATTTTCTGGGGAATCTGCACAGTTGCTGTGGTATTAGGTCAACTTTATGTTGGTTCTGGATATCGTATTATGTCGGGTAGTGTAAATAGACTTACAGATACCCTTGTTACTGGATTTGAGGAGATTGATGGTTCTACTCAATATTGATAAGTCTAAACTGAAAGATCCAGTAGTAAAGACTACACCAGAACTTGTTGATGAGGCAAACTGGGCACTATTCCGTGCTAAAATGACTTTACCTGCCGCCGCAAAACATTGTGGTATGACACAGAAAGAAATGAAAATGACTTTCTGGGAATTTTTGAAGTATCACCCTAAAGATTATGAAATCTCTGAAGACTCCCCTCAGGTATCCAGGGGGTAAATCTCGTGCCTGCGTTAAGATGGACCCCTTCTTCCCTGATCTGAGGGATTACAAGGAGTTCAGAGAACCTTTCCTTGGCGGAGGTAGTGTTGCAATTCATGTTTCTAAGAAGTACCCACATCTTAAGATTTGGGTCAATGACTTGTATGAACCTCTAGTTAACTTCTGGCAGCAACTCCAAATGTTTGGAGTTGATATGAAAGAGAACTTGACTAATCTGAAGTCATATCATCATAATGAGGAACGAGCAAGAGAACTGTTTTTATCTTCCAAAGATACACTGAATGATACGAAAGCATCTGCCTTTGATAGGGCATGTGCATTTTATATTGTCAACAAATGCTCCTTTAGCGGTCTTACTGAAAGTTCCTCTTTTTCTAAGATGGCATCAGTAAGTAATTTTTCAATGAGAGGTATTGAGAAACTTCCTGGTTATCAGGAAATTATTGCTCATTGGGATATTACTAATTACTCATATGATTATCTGATGGATGAAACATCAGATAGAAAGGTTTTCATGTACCTTGATCCTCCATATGATATCAAAGATAATCTTTATGGTAAAAAGGGTTCAATGCATAAAGGATTTGATCATGACCTTTTTGCTCAGCATTGTAATGAGTGCTCGTTAGATTCTCTTGTATCATATAACTCTGATCAACTTGTCAAAGATAGATTTACTGATTCCAAATGGAGAGCAGCAGAATTTGATCTTACATATACAATGAGATCAGTTGGCGAATACATGCGAGATCAGCAAAAGAGAAAAGAATTACTATTGTTTAATTATGGAATTGAAGGATTGGTTAAACTCGATCAACCAAACGAAGAAGAATCTGATTGACGAAGATCCTTCTCTTGAGAAGGAATATCCTCCATACGTTGTCAACAGATGCTTCTCTGGTCATCTGGATGCAATTATGTTTGCAAATGAGATGAATCAGTACCATTTTCTGCCCAAGAAAATGCAATATGATTTTTTTCTAAATAGTCTCAGGAAAAAGAAGAGATTTTCTCCCTGGCTCCGACAAGATAAGATCAAAGACCTTGATTATGTTAAACGTTACTATGGTTATAGTAATGAAAAGGCAAAACAAGCTTTGAGGATTCTAACAAAAGAACAAATAGTATTCATTAAATCAAAATTTGAGACTGGAGGATCAAATGAGCGTCGTTAGAGAACCTGAAGTGAAGTGGACGCCCGACCAAATGGTAGAAGTGGTTCTAAATGAACCCGATGACTTTTTGAAAGTGCGCGAAACTTTGACTCGTATTGGAGTCGCTTCGAGAAAAGAGAAAAAGATTTATCAATCTTGCCATATTCTGCACAAGCAAGGTAGATACTATCTGGTACACTTTAAAGAATTATTTGCGTTAGATGGCAAACACGCAAATCTCACCATCAATGATGTCCAACGCCGTAACCGTATTGCTCAATTGCTTGCTGATTGGGGTCTTATTGGCATTGTAGACGCTACTAAGATTCAAGACATTGCTCCTTTGAATCAAATCAAAGTTCTTGCTTATAAAGACAAGCAAGATTGGATTTTAGAAACCAAGTACAATATTGGATCTAAAAAGAAGCGAGTAGAAGAAACCGAATAAAAAAATACGGGGTTTACTACCCCGTTTTTTTATGATTTGTGCTTAAATAGTAGTGGATGCCGAACGGGTCCACACAACACAAACTCGCTTTTTAAAGGAGAAGTCAAATGACTAACTTAATGAAATTTCATAGTGCAGACATTCCTACCCTGCTAGATCGTATAAATAAATACAGTATAGGTATGGAAGATTATTTCGATCGTCTAGGAACCCTACATGAGACGGCAAGTAATTATCCACCATACAATCTAATTCAAGTAAGTAACGTAGAATCCAGGCTTGAGTTAGCACTCGCAGGATTTAGAAAGGAAGAAGTAAATGTTTACACACAAGACGGAAAGCTTTTTGTCGAAGGACAAAAGGCAGATACTGAGTCCGACCGAAATTATTTACATAGAGGAATGGCTCAGAGAAGTTTCACAAGATCATGGACCCTCAGTGACGAAACGGAAGTTAGATCAGTTACTTTTGAAGATGGGTTACTGATAATCGATCTAGCAAAGATCGTTCCAGATCATCACAAACGTAAAGATTATCTTTAAATCCATACAATTGAGTAGAGATCAGTAGCGGTTGCGACAGACTTTTGTATCAACATGATACATAATTGCTATATAATTATGTAACTCGGAGGACGGATTATGAACTTTACTGCCGCCACCCTTGTATTAGGAACTGTATCTACTCTTTTTAGTTGGGCGATCCTGTCGCCTGCCATTTCATAATACATCTTGAAAACTGAATATATCTCACTTGGGGGCGACATTGTTGCCCCCTTTGTGCTATAATGGATATGACTCTTTTGTTCAAATATGCCTTGGTTGAGTCTGTGTATATTATTTCCAATTGTTTGTGCTCTTGGAATTCCCCTTCTACCTGAAGGGAGGAGAGTTGTTAGATGGTATGGTCTAGTAACATCTCTGATTACTTTTCTGATTTCAGTAGCAGCATATATCTACGGATATGATTCTTCTGTTGCTGGTTTGCAGATGGCGGAAAGAGTTTCTTGGGTTCCGCAACTTGGACTCACCTGGTCTGTTGGGGTAGATGGTCTTTCTATGCCCCTTATCTTACTAACGAGTTTCATTACTAGTTTGGCAGCACTCGCTGCTTGGCCAGTTACGTTCAAACCCAAACTATTTTACTTTCTGTTGTTGATCATGAACGGCGGACAGATAATGGTCTTCGCGGTTCAAGATCTAATTCTGTTCTTTCTCTCATGGGAACTTGAACTGATTCCCGTTTATCTCATGATCGCTATCTGGGGAGGTAAGAAGCGTCAGTACGCTGCTACGAAGTTCATCATCTATACTGCTGGTAGTTCATTGTTCATCCTTCTTTCGGGACTGGCAATGGGATTTTGGGCAGGGGGTGCTCCTAACTTCGAATATACTTACCTTGCAGAACAAGGATTCCCTAAGAACTTCCAACTCTGGTGTTATGCAGGATTCTTGATTGCGTTTGGTGTTAAACTACCAATCGTTCCCTTGCATACTTGGTTGCCAGATGCTCATGGGGAGGCAACAGCACCTGTGCATATGTTGCTTGCAGGTATTCTCCTAAAGATGGGAGGATATGCTCTTCTCCGTTTTAATTGTCAACTACTTCCTGATGCTCATGCTGTCTTTGCTCCTCTTTTGATTGTTCTTGGTGTTGTTAATATCATTTACGCTGCACTAACTTCATTCGCGCAGAGGAACCTTAAACGGAAGATCGCATATAGTTCTATCAGTCACATGGGATTTGTACTCATTGGTATCGGAAGTTATAGTGCTCTCGGGACCACTGGTGCAATGTTGCAGATGGTAAGTCATGGTTTGATTGGTGCATCTCTATTTTTCCTAGTGGGTGCAACATATGATCGAACTCATACTCTTCAACTCGATGAGATGGGTGGTGTCGGTCAAGACATGAAGATTATGTATGGTCTATGGGTGATGTGTTCTATGGCATCTCTTGCTCTTCCTGGTATGAGCGGATTTGTTAGCGAATTGATGGTCTTTGTTGGATTTGCTACTGACACTGCATATGATCTTATTTTCCGAGTCTTGATATGCATTTCAGCAGCAATCGGTGTTATATTGACTCCGATATATCTTCTTTCAATGTTGAGGGAGATTTTCTATGGAGTTCGAAATAAGCAACTTATCGAACATACTAACTTGGTTGATGCAGAACCTAGAGAGATATACATTGTTAGCTGTCTGTTGGTTCCAATCATTGCCATTGGTTTATATCCAAAGATCATGACCGATACTTATCAAAGTTCTATTAATGCTCTAGTTGATAGAGACCGTGCCGCTTTGGTAAGATTGTATAAATAAAACTGAATATCGTCGGCGCTACGCCACGAGGGGCAACTGGCAAAATCCAGTTGACGCCCCTCTTTTTTATTGCTATAATACTGAAAGGAAACCCAGGAACAATGTCTGTAAAATTAATTCTATTGAAGTCTGGAGAGACCGTTATCTCCGATGCTAAAGAACTTCTTTACGGAGAAGAAGAAGGTAAAATCGTTGGTTATCTTCTGAACAATCCGTTTACTATTTCTACACAAAAAAGCATTCTTCTGACTGAAGAACCTATGCTTGATTCAAATGATTCTACTGTTGAGATTACAATGTCTCCATGGATTCTTTTGACATCAGACAAAGCAGTCCCCATCAAACCCGATTGGGTAGTAACGGTTGTAGAACCACTTGAATCTGTTAAACAAATGTATGAGGATCGATTAAATGCCTTCACCGAACAAGACGATCAAAGCACTCCTGCTGAAGGTTGATAACGTCGTTATTTGCGAAGTTGTTGAACTTGAAGTAGAATTGGGAGAACCCGACTGCAAGATCATTAAACCGTATGAATATGTCGATGGGAACTTGGTTCCTTGGCCAGAAGTTTCTGGACAAGATGAATTGAGATTGCGCTCAGAGGACATCCTAACAGTGGTCGAACCTACACAAGAAATTATCGACCAATATCTCAAATTGACTTCTTTAACTTGATTTCGTAATGCGATTTTATACCAACGTTCAAATGGTCGGAGATCATTTTCTCGTTAGGGGTTATGAAAATGGAAAACATTTCATGATCCGAGAAAAGTTTTCTCCGACTCTTTTTGTGCCCTCTAAAAAAGAAACTAGGTACAAGACTCTTCAGGGCGAATGCGTTGAATCAATTCGACCTGGGACGGTGAGAGAATGTAGGGATTTTATCAAAAAATATGAAGGTGTAGAGAATTTCAAAATCTACGGGAACGACAGGTATATCTATCAGTATATTTCTGACAAGTATTCTGAAGATGAAATCAAGTTTGATATGAGTAAGATTAAACTTGTAACTCTTGATATTGAGGTTAAGTCTGAGAATGGATTCCCAGATGTAGAATCTGCTGCAGAAGAAATTCTATTGATTACTATTCAGGACTACAATACAAAGGAAATTATTACTTGGGGTCAAGGACCATTCAAACTAAAGCAAGGTAATCATTATTATAAGCAGTTTAATAATGAATATGATCTTCTGAACGATTTCATCAATTGGTGGATGGTTGAAGAAAACACTCCAGAAGTTTTGACTGGATGGAATATTCAACTGTACGATATTCCGTACATCTGCCGCCGCTTAGATAGAGTTCTTGGCGAGAAACTTAAGAAGAGGTTCTCTCCTTGGGGTCTTGTAACGGAAGATAAAACTGTCATCATGGGTCGCGAGCATATTACCTATGACGTTGGGGGTATTACTCAACTTGACTACCTTGATTTGTATAAAAAGTTTACTTATACTAACCAAGAATCATATCGTCTGGACTACATAGCTAGTGTTGAACTCGGACAGAAGAAACTTGATCACTCTGAGTTTGATACGTTCAAAGACTTTTACACAAAAGGGTGGCAAAAGTTCGTAGAATATAATATCATTGACGTGGAACTTGTTGACCGTTTGGAAGACAAGATGAAACTGATTGAACTTGCTGTTACCATGGCACTTGACGCTAAGGTAAATTTTGTAGATGTATTCTTTCAGGTTAGGATGTGGGATGCCATCATCTATAATTACCTGAAGAAGAGGGATATCGTTATTCCACCCAAAGAACGTTCGGATAAAGATTCCAAGTACGCTGGGGCATATGTCAAAGAACCGATTCCTGGAAAGTATGACTGGGTTGTGTCTTTTGACCTTAACAGTCTGTATCCTCACCTTATTATGCAGTACAATATCTCGCCAGAGACACTCAGGGATACCAGGCACCCAGCAGCAACAGTTGATAAAATACTTAATGAAGAACTAACGTTCGAAATGTATAAAGACAGTGCGGTCTGTGCTAACGGTGCAATGTACCGCAAAGATGTCCGTGGTTTTCTTCCTGAATTGATGGAGAAGATCTATAAAGATCGAACAGTCTTCAAGAAGAAAATGCTTGCTGCAAAACAAGATTATGAAAAGACTCCAACTAAAGAACTTGAGAAGGAGATTTCTCGGTGTAACAACATCCAGATGGCTCGCAAGATTCAACTCAACTCTGCATATGGTGCTATTGGTAATCAATATTTCCGTTACTACAAACTGGCCAATGCGGAAGCGATTACGCTTTCTGGTCAAGTCTCTATCCGTTG